GGTAACAAGTAGCCCAGCTCATGCATCTAGAACAGGACATGCGGCATTTACTACTGCTAACTTTAAACTGAATCCAAGTAATGGTAACTTAACATTAAGCGGTCAACTTGGCGCAGATACAATTAACATTGGTAGTAGCAATTTAAGTAGTATTGGATTATTAACAGCAGACATTTACGCAAGTGACGGAACAAGTAAAATACTTGAAGCAGGAAGTGATGGAAGCAATGCTACATTTACTGGTGCAGTTACTGGTCAAGTATCTAGTTTATCAAACCATGATACTGCTGACTTAACAGAAGGTACTAACTTATACTACACAGACACTAGAGTATCAACATATCTTAGTACTAATAACTATGCAACTACAACTGATGTTGCTAATGCAGTATCAAATGGTGCAAGTGCAAATATAGCAGTTGCTAATACTAACGCTAGTGCTAGTGACTATTTTATTACATTTACAGATTCAAACGGTGCATCACAATCACTAAGCATTGATAAAGATGGTGGAGATGGTTTAAAATACAGACCTAGTGATTCAACACTAACAGCAAGTAATTTTGCAGGTACAGCAAGTTCGGCTAACTTTGCTGACTTGGCTGAGAAATATGTAGGTGATCAAGCATACGAGCCAGGTACAGTATTAGTATTTGGTGGCGACAATGAAGTTACAATTTGTACAGCAAAAGGTGATCGTAAGGTTGCAGGTGTTGTTTCAACAGATCCTGCATACTTAATGAACAATGCACTAAAAGGTGATACAGTTGTTGAACTAGCACTAACAGGGCGTGTACCTTGTAAAGTTATTGGCACTGTTGAAAAAGGTGACATGCTTGTAACAAGTGCAATACCAGGTTATGCAATGGTTGATAATGATCCTAAACTAGGTACAGTAATTGGTAAAGCAGTCGAAAGCAAAGACAGCGATGGCAAAGGTGTCATTGAAGTAGTTGTAGGACGTATGTAATAAATATAGTAAAGCGGAGACAAACATGGCACTAAAAACTATAAACCTAGGCGGAGTTGCAAATGACGGCACAGGTGATGATCTAAGAGAAGCATTTGAAAAAGTTGTTTTTAACTTTAACGATCTAGATTTAAGAACACCAGAAGCAACTACTGTTCTTAATTTAGGAAGTGGCGAAGGATTATATGCCAGTTCAAATGTTGCCGAATTACAATTTAAATCATTAGTAGGCGGAAACAATGTAACACTAGCATCTACAGATAATGAAATTACTGTAAACGTTGATGCAGGTGTTACACAATTTATTGTGGCTGCCGATACTGGTAGTTTAACAGTAACAGAAAATAATGGTTACACAGTCCAAGGTGGAACACTTATTTCAACAACAGTAAATGGTAGCAATATTACTATCGACTCAAGTGCGTTAGGATCATTACAAGATGACCCAGCACCAAGACTTGCGGCAGGCCTTAACGCCGACGGATACAATTTAGGTAACGTTGGTTTAATAAACGCAACAACAGTAACAGCAAACTTTGCAGGCGACTTAACAGGTAATGTACATAACATTGATATAAGAGATCTTAACTATTATAGAGAACCTACAAACAGTTGGAACTTTGGATCTATTACGCCTGTTACAGTAACTAACTTATACGACTTTATGTTCCAAACAGCAGTTGTAGACTTTGGTGCTATTGCAGGTGGCGGCACAAATGTAAGTTTAGATCTTGGCGACGGATTGTAAGTCAAGAGACGATAAATATGCTATATAAAGGATTTTTTGTATGGCTCTGTGGACACTAGCAAATAACATTACTCTTCGAGAAGTAGAAGAAGGTCAGACACTTCGCCCAGCTAAAACGGGTGAAAATAGATCGGCTGGCCTGTTGCCTATTGATTTAGGTGTAATAACTGGTAGCACTATTAGTATTATAAGCGGAAGTTTGCCCCCAGGACTTAGAATTAAAGAAGGAACACTTCAGGGAACACCTTTAGAAGTAGCACGAGAAACAGATTTTAAATTTGTTCTACGAGCAAGTAAAGATGGCAACATCGAAGACCGAACATATAATGTTAGCGTTAAAGGTGCTGATCAACCTATATGGGGAACTACAGCAGGTTCACTTCCAATTGGAAACAATGAAACATACTACATACTTGATAGTGCGCCAATTGACTTTCAATTAATTGCAACTGATACAGATACAGAAGCAGGCGAAACACTAGAATACTTTATTGCTAGTGGCGATGGCGAATTACCGCCAGGCATACAACTTACTAGAGATGGTAGAATTGTTGGCGTTGTAGATCCTGTACTTGCATTAGACAAAGCGGCACAGCAAGGATTTTATGATGATAGTCCTTATGGTGCATTTCCTTTTGATTTTGGTACAAGGCCTGCAAATGGTTACGACAGTTTTTATTATGATATTGAATTCTATGATAAAAGTGTTGCTACTAAGTCACCTAAAAAATTAAATAGAAACTATCAATTCCGTGTAAGTGTAAGTGACGGAGACACAATACAAAAAAGATTGTTTAGAATATATGTTGTAGGTGATGACTTCCTACGTTCAGACAATACTATTATGCAATCGGGTAACACTTTATTTGGTGCTGATGCAACTTTTGTAAGAACACCTATATGGCTTACACCTGCAGACTTAGGTTATCGTAGAGCTGATAATTATGTAACATTATATCTTGATACAATTGATGCTAGTAATACATTAGGATTTATTACATATGCATTAAAAGATACAAACGATGACGGTAGTCAAAGTTCTATACCACCAGGTATGACACTAGATACAGGCACTGGCGAACTAGCAGGCATAGTTCCTTATCAGCCTAATGTTACTAAAGAGTATAAGTTTACAGTTACAGCAACACGTTATGTTGGTCCTGCAACAAACACAGAAGATTTAAGTTTCGAAGTATACGAAACAACATACCCACAGAATAGAACTCCTGCAACAAAAATGAAGGCAGGTAAAAATTATGAAATTGTAAGTGTATATGGTACTACAGATTATACAACTGTTGGTGCGGCAAATAATAATATTGGAACAATATTTACATCATCAGGTCCTACTAGTGGAACAAACGAAAGTTTAGTTAAACAAGCCGGCGGTGCGTACACACTAAGAATTAAGAAGAGTCCTTATCTTGCTAAACTAAAAGGTAAAACTTTTAACCTTAAAGGTACATTATATACAGTAAGCGAAATTAATAACGCAAGTTATTTGTTTGATGTTTTAATTTTTACAAAAGCATTAGATGCACGTTTAAATGTAGACGAAACGTTTACAACTACTGTAACAATACCTGGCAAAGAAGATACAAACTCTTCACCAAAAGACAAAACATTTACAGTTAAGTTATTAGGTAAAATAGATAGTACACTTAATTGGATAAGTCCTAAAGCATTAGGAACTATTAATGCTAACCTAACAAGTACATTTAGTATAAATGCTACTACAAGTGTTCAAGGCGCAAACGTAAGATATATAAAAGAAGAAGGCAGATTGCCACCAGGATTATCTTTAGCACTCGATGGTGAAATATTTGGTAAGGTACAACAGTTTGGTGAAAACAGATATAAAAGTTTTTGGAAAACAAACAGAGCATATGTTAGTGATGACATTGTTAAAGTAGGCTCAACAAAATATAAATGTTTAATTGCACACACTAGTCAAGCAGAGTTTATAAGTGATACTGCAAAATGGGAAGTGTATGCAGGATTTGCAGTAAGTGGTTTAACTACATTTGATTCAAACGATATGTTGTTTGACGGTAATACTACAAGCATTGATAAAACTTACACATTTAAAACAAGAGCTGAAGACCAATACGGATTTAGTGCTATTAGAAGAGACTTTACTATTGTAATTAATGATCCTAATGATTTAGTATTCAGTAACATTATAGTTAAAGCATTTCTTGGATCGCAACAAAAATTCTTATATAATAGTTTTATTAGTGATCCTATTGTTTTTGATCCAGCAAAAATTTACAGACCAAACGATACAGGATTTGGAACACAGTCTGATTTAAAAATGTTAATGTATGCAGGAATTGAAACTGTTGACATGAACAAGTTTGTTGCGGCGGCTGCCAAAAATCATAAACGCAAACAATTTAAATTTGGTAGTATTAAAAAAGCAGTAGCATATGAACTTGGAACTAAAATACCAGTATACGAAGTTGTATACATTGAAGTAATAGATCCACAAGATCATAGTTCAGGCAATGTTCAATCAACATTAAAAGTAAAAAGTAAAATTGATAGAACAATAAACAGCATACAATACGAAACACTTGACAATACAAGTGGCGTAGTTGACAATAGTCCTATTAGACAAAGACCAATAACCAATACACTTAAGATTGATAGTGATGCAATTAAAGTAGATGAGGACAAACAACAACAAAAATATATTAGTAACATAACTAATATGAGAAATAGAATAGCCGCTGTAGGTGAAACAGATAATAACTTTTTACCATTATGGATGCGTACACCACAAGAAAACAATATTGAAGCTCTTGGATATACGCCAGCAGTAGTATTAACTTACTGTAAACCAGGAACAGCAGATGAAATTTTATTAAATATAAAAAATAGTGCATTTGATTTTAAATCAATTAACTTTGAAGTTGATAGATATATCATAGATAGCACTAGAGGAAACAGCAACGATCAGTATATACTATTCGCAAATTACGACTTTAACGTCTAACTACGATAAATACTGCAACAGGAGAATATAGATTATGTCAGACGTACCAGCAAACAATCCAATTAACATAACAGATTTGGATGTAGAATTTCCAGTACCAGGGCAAGACAACGATAGCCAAGGATTTAGAGATAACTTTACTGTTATCAATACAAACAATAATGCTGTTAAAACAAGATTAGAAGATATAGAAACTAATATTGTTAGAAAAGATGAGGACGTAACATATGTTCAGTCGTCTACTAATACAGTTACTATTGCAAATCCAAACGTAAAAGCACTTACTAAAACTAAAAAGAATATAACTACTGGAACTGAAATTGATTTTGCAGATGGTGACTATCATACTATTTCATTATCAAGCAGTAACACAACTGCAAACACTGCTACATTTGATATTACTGGCTATGCATATGCTGGTCCATACCAAAAAGTTATATTAGAAGTTTCAAGTGATGCATCTTATACAATAGCGTGGAGCCCTAGTGTTACAATTAAATTTAGTGAATCAAGTTTTTGGTCAACTCCAGTAACAAATAGTGCTAAAGTACATATATTTGAAATTTGGACAACTAACGGTAGCGTATACTTTGCTGACTATATAGGCGCATATGCATAATGCACCCGTTGTTCGAAAGTACTGACAATCTCTCTACAAGTGAAATAGAAGATAAAATTTTAGTTTTAAACAAGCGATTTTTCCAAACTCGCAATCCTCAAGTACACGAACAAATATCAATGCTACTAGATACGTACAAACTAGAATTAGAAACACGTATGGTAGCAGAAAAGAAGCGTCAACAAGAAAACCAAGATAATGGTGAATCAGGACTTGACAATTTAATTAATATCAGTTAAACTAACTGTATGCTTATGAAAACAGACTCTTTCGGTATCCCACGATTCTCTAACAAGGATCTAGTAGATATGATCTATACAGGACATGCAGACAAAGTGCATGTAGTTCTGTGCGATCCAAGTGATGACGTGGAACAATTTAATAAGGCAATGGAAGAACAAGGCCTTAACAAATTACAAAAATATATTCCATTAGATGTAGATCAACAGACTTTTGACGGTGTATGTCAAAGTGAATGGTTTATGCCTGATGAATACAAAGACATTAATGTATATGAATATGTACTAGGCAAAGCAGAAACACCCTGCCCACAACACGTACAAGATCGTATATGGGAAGAAATGGAAGCATATGGCGAACGTGATATGCACAATCTATTACGCTATATGATATATCTTGTAGACTTTATGCGTGAGAATGATATTGTATGGGGTGTAGGTAGAGGTAGTTCAGTAGCATCATATGTACTGTACATAATAGGAGTACACAAAATAAACTCAATCCAATATGACCTGGATTGGCGTGAGTTCCTTAGATAAATACGTATATAACCCCATTAGGAGAATAAAATGGCACTAAAAGGTAACAGCAGAAAAACTTATAAAACCATGCGTGGTAAAATGGTCGATATGGATCTTTTACAAGCACGTAACGAATTAACACCAGCAGTAGGTAATGCAAGAGTAAATGCACGTGGTGATGAAATTGGCCCAGGTGGCAAAATCATTAAGAAGCGTGAAGAACTTATGCGTGAGTACTACGAAACAAACAATGCTATAGCACACGAAGAAATGCCTGGCAGAGCACCAGCACCTATACAAGCAGATGAAGTTGTAGAAGAAAAGCCTAAAGCAAAAAAGCAAACTAGAGCGCAAGCAAAAGTTGAACAGGCTCCAGAACCTACTGCAAAAGAAGCAGAAGAATTTGGCGATGATCAAGAATGGATCGAAGACGACAACGGAAATTTTGTACCAAAAGGTGAGTAGATGCTACCCAGTTTTATTGAGGAGTACGAGCTCAACGATAAATCAATTTGCAATGCATTATTAGGTCTTTATCAAGAAGGCTATAAAAGAGGTTTGACGAATGACGGTGTTGTTGGAGACTCAGACACCGTTGATCATTCTACAAAGAAAAGTGTAGACTTTCCAATGCAGGAAGCAGGAAAACTTGGCCCTGCAGAAATGTTTAAGTGGCCAGACTATCACACAGAACTGTGTGGATTTATTGATCAATATTTAGAAAAGTATCAAACTTTAAAGTTTGCTGGTAAACTTGAAATGAAACAGTTACCACAAATACAATGCTATAAACCAGGAGATGGTTTTTATAAATGGCATTGTGATGGTACACAACTTTCATGTGATAGAGCTCTAGTGTATATGACTTACTTAAATGATGTGCCAGATGGGGGTACTGAGTTTATGCACCAAGAGATAACTACAAAAGCAGTAAAAGGCAAAACAGTTATTTGGCCTGCGGGACTTACACATATACACCGTGGACAAATAGCAAAAGAAGATACAAAATATATTATCACCGGATGGCTCTGGTGGGACAACACAAAATAAGAGGAAAACAATGCCAACTAATGTAAACGCAATAAAAGGTAATTTAAGAGCAATCGGTAAGCGAGTACTTGTAACTGATATGCACTTTGGTGAACAAGTTACTAGAGGTGGAATTATTATCGCAGGCGACGACGGTAAACAGCGTGGCATATATCCACGTTGGGCTAGAGTTTATTCTAAAGGACCTGAGAACAATGATCCGTACGAAAAGAATCAATGGGTTCTAATTGAACATGGTCGTTGGACACGTGGTATGAAAGTTGATACAGACGACGAAGGCGAAATTACAATTCATATGGTAGACGATGAATGTATACTAGCAATGGCAGACGAAAAACCAAACGATCATCAAATTGGCGACGAAACAGCCAATGGCGGATCAGTAGATATCAATCCACAAGATTTCATAAACGCATAAGGAAACAAATGACAAACGTATTTGAAGATATTAATAAATTCGCAACGGCATGCGATCAAGCACCAAGCGAAGCAAACTATAAGATGTATCTTGATTTAATTCGAGAAGAAGTAGGCGAACTAGAAGATGCTATTGCAGACAACGACAGAATTGAACAGTTAGATGCATTGATTGATATCTTAGTTGTTACAATAGGTGCGGTTCGAGCAGGCGGAATGAACGCCGAAGGTGCATGGAAAGAAGTAATGGACACAAACTTTGCTAAAATAGATCCAACTACAGGCAAAGTTATTAAACGTGAAGATGGTAAAGTACTAAAGCCAGAAGGCTGGAAAGCACCTGAACTTACCAATTTTATCTAAAAACTTAAAATAATACTTGACTCCTAACAGTTTATGCGTTATAATATGTATAAACGTTAGGAGATTCTATGAAAATATCATCGCAAACAAGCGGTATTGGTACTACCGGTGCAACAGGCGTAGCCCTATTAGTACTACATTTAAGCGGATACATTACAGGTTGGGGCTGGCCTTTGCTATATGTAATGTTAATTATTTCAGGCATTGGACAAGAGAATAGGAAATAAAAATGGCTATTCACGCAACAATTGACTTAGAAACTATTGATACAAAGCCAGGTGCTACTGTATTAAGTCTAGGTGGTGTTAAGTTTGATCCAAAAACTAACGGCGAACCGCACTCAGAATTCTATATTAAAATTAGCATAGACGACCAAGATAGGTTAGGTCGCAGTGCAAGTGACGACACCATAGAGTGGTGGGCGAAACAAAAACCGGAGATACGTGAAGAAGCGTTTGACCAAACAGGAGCAGTTACAGTAGATGAGGCTTTAAAGCAAATTAGTAAGTTTAGTGTTGGTGTTGATACGTTTTGGGGACAAGGATACGGTTTTGACTATACCATTATGGAAGACATGTTCCGCCAAGGCGGAAAACCTATTCCGTGGAACTTCTGGCAAATAAGAGATTCTAGAACACTTTTTGCATGTTGCGAGAAAGATCCACGTAAAGCAATACAAAACGATTTGCATAACGCACTAGCGGATGCTTATTATCAATCAAAAGCAATCCAGGTTGCGTACAAGGAGTTAGGAGTACAAAGGTGAAACGTGTAGCAAAAGAGGAGACCGCAGACGATAGACTCGTCCAAGAATATTTAAAAAACGGCGGAAAGATAACCTACTACGAAGCAGGACAACGTTCTGAAGAAATTGATTACAAAGGCGGATTTTACGCAAGACGTAAAAAGAAGAAAGAAGCCAAAGAACGCGGAGACGAATAATTTGATTAGATGGTATGACTATCCGGCGGCAGTAGTATACGCATATCTTATTATGTATTTCTTCTTTACAATTCCTATCTTTGGTGCTATACTAGCATATATGATATACGAATACTTGTGGGGACATATGTATTGTCAATTTAGATTACAACAGGAAAACAGATGAAAGAATTATGGGTAGAAAAGTATCGTCCGAAAACAGTAGATGGTTACGTATTTCGTGATGAAGCACAACGCAATCAAGTAAAAAACTGGATTAAAGAAAAAACTATTCCGCATTTGCTGTTTAGTGGTAACGCAGGTATTGGTAAGACAACACTTGCTAAATTATTGTTTAATGAATTAGATTTGAATGACTTAGACATTTTAGAAATAAACGCATCGCGAACAAACTCAGTAGATGATGTACGTGATAAAATTGTAAACTTTGTACAGATGATCCCATTTGGGGACTTTAAGGTTGTATTACTAGATGAGGCAGATTACTTATCTCCAA